GGAAAACAAGGATGATAAATGCTTGTCCTCTTGAGCATTTGATTGAAGTTAGACAACTTTTCATGGCCTTTGCTATGTGGATCCAATCCAATCGTATTGATAATGGTATCTGCGTTGGAATTAATTCATATAGTGATGAATGGCATAAGTTGGCTACGAAATTGAAATCCAAAGGTAATTCAGTCGATGCTGGAGACTTTAGTGAATTTGATTACAGTGAGTTGGCACCTATTTTGTGGTCCATCTTACACATTATTAATCGTTGGTACGGTAATGCTGATGGTAATAATAAGGCTAGAGAGACAGCTTGGTACGAGGTTGTTAATTCTGTTCACATCAATGGTAGTTTCATCTATCATTTGATATCCAGTTTGCCTTCTGGACATCCCCTAACTGTGATTATTAATTCCATGTATGTTCAAATGGCTTTCAGATATGTCTGGGTGTTGTTGCATCGTGGAAATCCTTCTTCGCTTGAAAATTTTAATGAACATCTTTATGTAGCTTCTTATGGTGATGATAATGTTCACAATAAAAGTTTTTATGCTCAAAGTATTATGTCTGAAGAAAGATTGATTGAACTCTTTAAGATTATAGGTTTGAAGTATACTAATGAGAAAAAGGATGGTATTGTCAAGAAGTTGAGAACGTTGGCTGATGTATCCTTCTTGAAAAGAGAGTTTAGGTTCGAAAAGAGCATAATGAAATATGTTGCTCCTTTGACCTTGGAAACTGTTCTAGAATTTGTTTATTGGACTAAGAAAGGCGCACAAAGTGAAGAAATTACTAGGCAAAATGTTGACAACTGTTTGATGGAACTTTCTCTCCACCCAGTCGAAATATTTGATAAATATTCTTCTACTTTGTTGCTCAATGCTATGAAGCATCTGAATTATTGTCCTCCAATTTTGTCTCGTACTATTCTTCTCGAAAAGACAAGACATATTGAGGAAATATGGTAAACAAAACAACGCCTTTACACTTAGGCGTTAAACAAAGTGAATACCCAAACATACCCATGATCGTTCAAGGTAATACAAATACCGAGAATAATAAATACCCTGAAGTGCGTGTAGTATGAGTGATCTTTCCTATTTAGGATTACTACTCAAGATGGATCGTTGGCAGACCAACAAAATCTAGAGTACTCTCGGAGGACCCCGTGCCTGAGTCAGTGCGGGATGACCTATCAGACTTGCTGAACAAGAAACAATTGATAATAAAATAGATGTAGTAAATGCTGATCCAATTGCTGGAGTTACTG